CCGGACCTGATAGCACCCGTACTTGGTAATGCTCCGACCATTTCGTAGGTAATACGTGCATTGGGCGCTTGCGCACCAATTGCATCAAGGGCATTGCTAAGTTGGAGTTCAACGGCTTGCGTACTATATCCAAGTCCCGTGGCAATCCATAATTCATTACCTAATAATACCCCTGGTGCATAGGTATCAGTTAATTGATAAGTTTCCACCTTTACTGAGTAACTACCATTTACTGCATCTTGCACCCAGCTTAACGTAAGCGGGTTGGCAGGTAATAGCAATTGGCTGCTGATGTTATCACCGCTTTTTGATTTCTGCGCACCGCGATAAACAAACGGTAACAAATTCCAGTTTTGGCCATTAAAGCCAAATGCAGTGCCTTCTGTAAAGAAGTTTTGCCATCTTTGCACCGCGCCAGCAGGTGATATAAAAGTAGCAAAATTACCAATAATAAATAAACTCATCGTAAACCTACCTGTCTGCGGTATGCAGGTGAATTACGCATCTGCGACGATACCTGAGCAGCGCCAGCTTTAGCACCTGCGGAAGCGGCACGTTTTTCTGTTGCCATCATCGCTGCTTGCAACTGGTCAGTGCTGACATAATCCTGTCCCAGGAACCTAGTAGTTTCAAAGCTCATTGATAATACAGGAGTTGCCGCTGTGTCAGCGCCCATTGCATCACTGCTGCTATTACCGCTACTGCTACCACCTTGGCGTTGGTAACGCGCCATTGCTGCTGCCGTAGCGTCCGCTGGGACAATAGTGCCCGAGGTGCGTGGTACGAACAACTCAGGGCCTTTCTCGCCGACCATGTAGGTGCTATTGCTGCTTACTGGGCCGCCAGCAGCTCTGCCAGCTAAAGGTACGCCGCCAATATTAATGCCACCAAGTAAACTCCTAATGCCAAATGATATAAGCATTTTGCCAATATCTTTTAATACGTCAGATAACACTTCCTGTAAACTCCTAGCACCAGTTATAGCAGAATCTATAGCACCTACCAAACCAGACTCAATACTGCCTCCTATTCCTTGTATTAAAGAACCATAAGTAGATGCAAAACCGTTTAACTCCTGTTGTTTTATACGTACCGCATCTATTTGATTATACAATAAGTTCTCCGCTTCGTAATTTTTCAAACGCTGTTCATATTGTATTTGTAGGTTTTCTCGGGTTAAACCAGAAGATGCCCATATGTCGGCTTCTAATGCAGTAATGCCCTTAGCAAATTGTAATTGTCTTTGTTCTCGTTCTTTTTGTATGTTAAGCAGCAATTGTGCTTTTTCTACTTCCGCTTGTGGCCTACCTTGCATGGAAATGCCAAGTTGGGCCGTACTTAAAGTATTTTGTAGTTCATTTTGGTTAATGCTAGCTTCTAATTCACCCCCTACTAACAATTTACTCCTTTCGGCTATAGCAGTTTGTATGACTTGTTTCTGTATTGCTACTCGCAGTTCATACTCTTCTTTCAGCAAAGTTAAGCGTTGTTGATAAGCGCTATTTATTTCCTCAGTTAAACTTGGGTTTTGTAGTAGTGCTATATTTGTTTCTAAGTCTAGTATATTTTTAGATACACTATAGTTTTCTTTTATGTTTTTATTTTGTGCTATATAAAATTCTGAAGAAGTGCCTGTTATCTCTAGATGCTGTTCCAATACAGAACGTATATCTCTTTCTAAACTTAAACGTTGTTTTGTGGTTTCAAACATAGATACTTGAAAATTTCTTAAACTTTGCTGCTGCTGTTGTGCCGCTTGCTGTTGTGCAAGTTCTATGTTTGCTGTTGCTACACTTCGTTGTGCTTGTAGTTCCTTGATTTTATTTTCATTCCTATCGCGTTGTTGTTTATTTAATTCTTGGTTAAGTTGTAAAGATATAGACTCTTGAGCATTTAAGGCTTGTTGAATACTAATCTGCCCTTGTAGGGATGTTTTGCGTACTTCGCTTGCAGTATTTTGTTCCCGTGCCAGTTGTACTTGCTGTTGTATTAAGCTCACTTGCTGTGTAGCTTGCTGTTGGGCTAAAACAACCTGATTGCGTTGATCTAATATTTGGACACGTTCTTTATCCAAATCTCGTAACTGCTGTGTAGTATTCAGCTCCAATGCTAGAATTTTTGTTATCTTATCCTTCTCGCTAATTTTTTTAATTTCTAGGTCGCGTATAATCTCGTTGTACTTAACAGTCTTCTCTGTTTGTATTGTTTGTGCTTTGGATATTAGATAACCCTGGCTGTTAGCAGTATTGTTTTGTAGTGAGACTTGATAATTTGCTTTTGCTACTGCAAGCTGTTCTTTTAACTCTTTTGTTTTTGTCTGTGCTTCTACGGTTTCTGGTTTTTCCTTTGGTGCTACCATTCCTGCTAGACCCGCTACTACTGGTAGTTTTGATACAACTGCATATAAACCTGTTAAACCCGTAGCAGCTGCCACAGTCTGCGCAATTATTTGGGGCATACCTGCTTGAAGAAGCAGAGTAAATTTCTGGAACTGACGCCCGGTAAAGTCCCACAACTCGCCATAGTTTTTTAGATCTGTAGCTGCGGGTCCACCAATAGCATTTGCTAATTCTTTTTGGGCCAATGCAGCCGCTACTGCTGTTTGACCGCTTTGCTGCGCGTTTTGTATTAAAGCTTTTGTTTCAGGGTTTAAGTAACCTAGCTTTTCAGTTAAATATCCAGCTGCATCCCCGCCTTCGCGCATACTGCGGGCAAAGTCGGCGGCTGATTTAGCTGCATCGTCTAAGGTTTGACCTAACGCACCACCTAGAATCTGACCTCCAAAACCGCTACCTGCAAACGAACCCGCTAATGAACCTGCTACAGAACCAGGTCCCGCACCAAACATCAGCGGGAAACCCACGCCGAGAGCTATGGATTCCATTCTTTGTGCTCTGGCGGCTTTCTGCTCAGCAGCTTGCTTTTCACCCGCTTGGCGGAATGCGCGTTCGCCTCCAGGTGATCCAGGTCCCTGTACTTGCGCTTTTGCTAGATCCAAAGCACGTTTTCTTTGCACATTTTGTGCAATTAAATATCGGTTAGCATCAGCAATAGCTACAACCGAGTTTGTGTCAAGTCTTTGTAAATTAGCCGCAAGTCCGCCTAATTCTTGCCTAGTAGCAACCATTCTTTGTAGAATTTGCTGCTTTTTAGTTTCTGTTTCTAATCCTTGCTGCTCTAGTTTATTTAACGGTAAAGCAACACGAAAACCCATTGCGCCAGGTCCTGCAAGCGGTCCTTGCATTACTGTGCCCGATTTACCTGCTAAAACTTGTTGTCGTTTAGCCGTTTCAGTGCTTACTGTTGAAATATCTTTAACTCCTTGTCTTAGTGCTAGGCCATTTAGTTTTTCTTGCAGTTCTAATTTATAATTTAACACTTCGGCGCTTTTCTGTTCTAAGCGCAATAATCCTTGTTGTAGTTGCAGTTCGTCCTGTTTTGCCTGTCCAAGTTGTTGTACATCCTTTGCTTCTTGTTTCTGTTTATACCTACCAGATTGGATAGCGTTTAGACGCTTTAAAACTTCAATATTACGCTCTTCTTGTGTTTGAAGACCCTGTAAATCCCTAATTTGATCCCTAATTAATATACTCCTATTAGTCTGTGCTGTGTTTGCAGCACCTAAAATGTTTAAGTAGTTTTGTAAAGCTCCTGTTGTTTTTTCTGATCCTAGTTGTACGTCAGCTAAACCCCGAGCTGCTCGAGATAACTGGGCTTCAAAAGCACTAAGACTTTGAGTTAATCCTCCTACATTTAGTCTGTTTTTGTTTAAAGAATCAATAGCTTCATTTACCTTACTTATAGACGACCGTGCTTGTTCTAGCTCTCGTTGGCCTGTTACGCCTAAGCGAATTTCAGCAGTATAACTTGCCACGTTCGACGGTTACGCTAGATCCAGTCTAGCGCCGTTTTGCTTTTCGCATCGCTTCGTCCTGCTGGTCGTTTAAAATCTCGAAAAATACGCTCCACAGCACTATCTCCTCTTCCGTCATGCGGTGGCGCAGCTCTGTTAGTGTCAGCCCCAGCTCCTTACAAATGTGGAGCTGGAGCATTAACCAGTTATCCTTTTTGAGCTGCGCCTTTAGTTCTTGGGGTCGATTTCAGTCTCTTCGTCACTTGACAGGATCGCCAGCATTAGGACTTGGAGGTCGGTGTCGCGTACTTCGTTTTTGAGTACGTCTATTTCAGCCGATGAAAACAACTTGGTGCCGTTTTCGTCGGTGGCCTTCTGGATCAGCAGTTGTAATGCAAATGCAGTAGCGTCTTCTGATTTTGCAGCCTTTTGTGCGCGTTCGCGTTCTGCTGCTACCAAGGGAGTGCGCCACAGCTCGAATGTGGTGCCGTCGCTTAACTCAACTGTTTTCTTAGTTGGAGTTAAGTTTGCCGCTTTACGTAGGCGGTCAATGGCGCGAAGTGCGGGCGTGGCAGCCATGAAAATCTCTGAATGTTACGTTTCTAGTGTAGCAGAAATAGGCTTACCACTTCGTTTTCGAACTCCACCAAGCGGCACTCATTTTACCTTTGGCAATGTTAGCGGCGTGGCGAGCTTTAAATGATGCTCGCCTTGCCTTATCTGCTGCTGATTCACCCTCGCGGGGAGGCGATCCACTCACACCCTGCTGGCCGTAACGGATCAACTTTATAGTCTCTCCATCCTTGGCTAGGACTGCGTGGGATTTGGTGGGGTGGTTTGGGGTGCGTTTGGGTTTGTTGTAACCCTCGAATTGTTCGCCCCTGTACGTAATCACTTTTTCTTGGGTGGTTTCTTAGCGGTCTTGGCCTTAAGCAGTGGTAGAGAAGTCGAATGTAGGTACGCCATTTGGACGGAAAGTGATTTCCACCATCTGGGCATCATCTGGGTTGATACTGAACGAAGCACTTAGGAGCGTGGCTTCCATCGCAATACTGCGTGATAAGGCTTCGGTTGAACCCTTATCGGTATACAACTTAAATGCTGCACCTACTTGTTGACGCTGTAACACGTCTTCTACCATGCGGTTAGCTAGTGCTGTGTCATCACTGGTAACAAACACAGATGCACTACCATCACCCTCGGCAAAGCCTGGGATGTAGCTTCTGAATGGTGCATACTGACCAACAGCTTGGCCGATGGTCGTGGTGTCGATTTCAGCTCGGCTGATATTGAAACTCCAGTTTTGCACTGAAGCTACAGCGGCAAAATCGGTATAAGCGATGGTTGCAAACAAACCGCCAAAACCTGAAGGTAGTGCTGTTGCGGTTAATGCCGCGCCGCCTGCGGTAGCGCTAAGCGTTAAAACACCTGTTGACGCAGTGTAACTTTGAACAAATTTAGCGCCAGCAGCAATTGCGTTTGTTGTGGTTGCGCCAGCGGGATAGGTCAATGTTACGGGGTCGTTGACTTTGAAACCTAAATATGCACCAACCTGAATACTGGAACCAGATGCAGGAAAAGCGGAGGCTGCAAGCTCAACGCTAGTACCAGCGGGCTTGTAGTAGAGCGCGCCGGACGTACCGGATAGAACTGTGGTTGCCATGGAAAAAGGGGCGACGGTATGCGGGCGCGGCCCGGCTGTCTATAGTCTAACGCGCCAGTGCAAATATGCTGCTATGGGTAAACAGTGGCAATAAAACCGCAACTGAATCGCCCGATGTAGTGGGGCAGATCTACAGGTGCGTCAAAAGTAGGCCCGTCAATTTGGTTTACGCGGGCATATACACCTGCTCCAGCTGCTCGCGGTGTTGCGTTTAAGGTTTGGAAGGCTCCGGTGATGGCGTTGATTATTGTTTGGTTGCGCGTGGAACCTTTACCCTTGGGTGTGTGTACGCGGCACACAATTGAACCCCGTACGTAATCAAAATCAGCTTTTAGTGCTGTTTCAGTGGTGAGGCCAAAGGATATGTTTACCAGTACGTATTCGCTGGTGCTGGTTAAGGTAGATGCGGCTAGGTTGTCAAAAAACACAGGTACAGCAGGACTTAACGCAGCGCAGGCTGTTGCTATTGGTGCTTCGTATGCGGCGCGGATGGCTTGGTAGTTCATTTTGGTGCGGCACGAAATGCGCGGTCCATTTGTAATTTAATTGTCTTATCAACTTTACCGCCTTTGATGTAGTTGTCGTACCAGTCGAGTGGTGCTGTGCGACTGGATTCGCCTTTTGTGTCGCCTCCGTCAATCTCACCACGTCTGCTTGGGTTGTCGCGCCCGCCACCTAATTCCCACGCGGCCATACCTTTTGCGGTTTGGGGTCTGCCTCCGGGACGGGTCCAGTCACTGCGCGAAACAAGATCTAGGGCTATGTCTGCGTGTTCACTTGTGTTGCTGATTGTGTACTTGGTACCGTCAAGCACTAACTCTTTACCGGTAAGAACCAGTGCGTTTACTGGACGAGGTTCACCTGGTTGACCTGTACCACCTGTAACGCCGCTAGATGTAGCAATCTGGTAAGAGTTGGAAAACGAACCTGTCCAACTTGGACCAGCCTCTTGTAGATCGCTAACTATGTCTTCTGCGCTTCGTTTAATCCCCATACTTAATACACCTGTTACAACTATTTCTAAGTTTTTTGCTAATTTCCATAGTCCGTTTGCCTGGTTTCTGGCACCTCCGCCAAACCCCATTGCAGCACCACGGCTGTACTTGCGGGCCATTATTCGGGCCTCGCTATAAGGCTGAAGAATACTGGAGATGTGCCACGGTAGGTTTTGATGTCGATTAGACGGGCTTCGCGGCTTACACCATTTTCAAGGTATTGGATGCGGTCACGGATTGAAGGCTGGTGAGCAGGTAAGGAGGATGCGGCGATGTAGATTTTGAGGTCGCCGGTTTGATACAAGCCTTCGCTTTCTTCTTTGTTGACTACTGCAATGATTGCGTTGAGGGTTACGTTTACGTCGGTTACGGTTACTACACCGGTTGTGGTGTTGTAGCTATCGGTGCCAGCTTTTATGTAGGTGATGGAGATGCCCCACTTGTCGATTAGGGGGCTTGGGATGGGGCCGAATACGTCGTCTATGGCAGCCATTAGTTTCTATAGGTAGGGATTTGGCGGACGTTGGATGCGTTACGGACCCAGCAGCGCAGGTAGCTTTTGAGCCAGGGGAGAACGTCAACGATGCTGTCTACGGAAGATACGGCGTCCGAGCTGCGGTATTCCACTTTTAGATCGCCGAGTTCCACCTTGTCATAGGCGCCAGGGCCGGTGGTTGAGCCACGCATGAGCGTGGGGGTGGTGATTAGGGCTTGTGCGGTTTCGGCGGTGGCGGCTTGGATGTCGGCGGGAATGTAGGTTGCGTCTGCTTCAACACCGTCGCAACTTACGTCGGTGCGCGGCCACTTCAAGGCTTGCGTGGTGCTGGCGCGGTCGCCGTAGTATTCCAGGCTCTCCAGCCAGCTTGTTGCTGTGATTAGGGCGGCGGCTTTGTCGTCAGCGCTGGCTGCTGTCCAGCTTGCGTTGCCTAGACGGTCGCCAAAATATGTAGTCGCTGTTGCTACTGTAATGTATGAGTTTGAGGTTGATCCCCCCAACGTAGCAATCAGCGTTGGCATGGTGGCGGCTGTTTATGTTCCAGTTTAGGCGATGTATTGCAGGTAGCGGGCTGCTTTGAGCGGTAAGTTTTTCTTTTGTGGGCGGGTGGTGCCGTCTTGGACGTGGGGGAAGGATACGTGATAGATAGTGTGGCCGTCCATGGCAATTCCAGCGTCAATATCGTGGCGTTGGGACCATGGTGCATCAACCGTCCAAGTTGCTGTACCATCTGTAATGTAGAATCTTGCAATTTTCATGGCCACTAAAAAACTGTCCGAAAATGTTGAATTGGAGGCTGCACCTGTGTGTTCTCCTTTTGGTTCCAGTCCTCGGAAGTGGGCGGATGTGATGCCGCAAATTCAGAAGAAAGTTGCGGAAGGGATGAACTATCAGGAGGCGGCTGATGCTCTTAATGTTAGCTATGTTCTGGTTAATCAGTTGGCTACACAGTCGTACAAGTCTTCCATTCATACGGAAGAGTTGTTTGAGGTGCAGGAAAAGAAGCGTTTGGGTTTGATTGATTGATACAAAAAAGGGGCTCAAAAGAGCCCCTCTTATACCTTTTGGTGATGCTTATGCGTAAGCAGAAGTGTCGAAAGGTGTGTTCACAAGGAGGCGTACCAGGGGCACGTTCTTGGAGTTTACGTAAGCCAGAGTCCAGCTAGAAATGTTGGCTAAGTTGCCAGAAGATGTTGCATTGGTGGGGTTATCAGTGGATTCAGACCACTTGGTTCCCAATACGTGATAACCGTAGTGGTAATCAACTGCCATCACGTCCTGGAGGGACAAGATGTTGCGGTCGGTTGCAATACGGAGATCCTGTTGGATACCTTCGGAGATGACGCCAGACTTGAACAGGTAAACGGGGTACTTAACGATGTGAGTCGCGGTACCACCGGTCAAGTTGGTGAGCTGGTCGTCGATTACCACACGGAGACCAGCGAACTGGGCTACGTCTTCGCTTGTCACACCTACACCGCCACCGCCCCACACAACAGAACCGGCTGCGGATAGTGCAGAGGTGCTGAAGGTGAGCATACCAACTTGCTGCAAGTAGGCAGCTACGTTGGAGTGCATTGCAATTACGTCGAGGTCAGAACTGCGCTCACCGAGCTTCAGTTTGGCCTTAACAACGTTTGCTGCGGTCAGGTAGTTGGCTTCGGTTACGGAGCCAGGAACGCCTGCAAAGGAAGCGTTTACTGTGTTGGCACTCAAGATACCGTCGGAGGCGATGCCGCCGAAAATACCAGCGAGTTGTGCCAGTAGGGTGGTGGTTTTGAGCTTGTTGATCGCAGCGGTTAGCTGGTCACGAACGTGAGCGAGAGGATCAGCGCCACTGCCGAGCTTGCCAAGATCGTCTGCCGCGTAGCTAAAGCCACGGTGCAGAATTGTCATAATTTGTTCGTCGGCTGTTACACCGGCAGGGCTCATGTAGCCGCCGCTACCCCAGGTGTGGTTCGACTGAATTACCACCTCGGTGGGGGCGATTGCGTCGAAGAAAGGCACACGTACACGGGTGCCGCCAGCACGGGCGTCGAGAGCAGCGTTGCGCTGTACGATGCCGGACTGAACCCACTTGGACTGTTGGAAGATACCTTCAGCTACGTAGCTGAGGAACTCGGGGCGGGCAATCAGGTTGCTCAGGAATGTAGTTCCAGAGCCGTAGTTTTGTAAAACAGCAGTCATTGGGAATTACCGGAGGAAAGGTTTACGATGCTTGGCCTCCCCACAGGGGTGCCCCACAAGGGCTAGGTTGTTGCTTCTGCTTTTAATAGTTTAGCCACGTCTGGATTTTCAGCAAGCAGGCGAACTTGCTCGGTTATGTTCCAGCTTTCGCGGCGGAATGGGTTTGCAGTGCCCGGTAATACGCTGGGGCGTGGCGCTGTTGTTGTGCCCATTCCAGCGCGATTTTGTGCCGCAAAATGGTGTTCGTAACCGCTGCCTGGGTTGCGTAATCCTGCTACATAGTCGGTGAGGGCAACTTCTACGCCACCTTTGATTGCAACGGGAGTGCCATCTTTGGATTGGAGGTCGTCTTGCACGAGGCGGTAGAGCTGGTCGGGTGCAAGTGCTCCAGCGGCGGATAGGTCGGAGATGGCGCGGGCTTTGAGCTGTTCGCGGCTGTAGTTAGTTTGAATTTCGCCTATTTTCTGTTCGCGGTCTTGTAGTTGGGCGCGGAGGTCGGCGTTTGTTTTTTGTGCTTCTTCCCAAAGTGTGCGAAACTCACCGGATTGTTCCAGTTGTTGTTGTTGGGCGGCTTTTTGGGTGGTTTCTATTTCGTCGAGGCGGCGTTGTAGGGCCTCGCGGGCTTCTTTATCGCGGCGGCGTTCGCCTATTAGTTCCGTATTTTTGGATCGCAGTGCTTCGATTTGCATTGCGAGATCGGTTGGTTCAGCCACGGGCTGCTCAATAGCGGTCTCCACTGGAGCCGTTTCGAGTTGTTGTTCAGACACGGAAAATTAGGTCTCAGGACTTTCGTAGTTTAACTCTTCTGTAGTAGAAACCCCGTTACCTGCAATACGCTCCAGCTCGTCTTCAATGTCTAGGTCGTCTGGTAAAAGCTCGCCGCGTCGTAAAATCTCAAGTAGTGTCTCGTCGGATAACTTACCTTTGGTGTTCAGATCTGTGATGGCTGTTATGTCCTGGCCGATCAGACGGTAGAAGTCAAAATCACGATCCAGGTAGATTTCGGGTGGTTCGATGCCTACATACTGGGATGCCATCTCAAATGCACGTTTTAAGCCGGAACATACCTCCATGCTTAGTACCGCTAACACTGAATTAGATTGGGCCTGGTCAATACGTTTAGAATCTGCGGATTCGGCTACAAACTTTTGGCCGAACAGTTTTGTGATGCCCAAAGTGGACATTTGGGTTTCGATTGCTGTTATTTCTGCTGCTTGCGCGGCAAAACTTGTGGCGTCCGACTGCACGTAATAGGCTTTGTTGCCTGGTGGCATCGCTAGGGCGTAGTTCACGCCGACCGATACTTCGTTGGTGTCCATGTCCCAGCCTTCTAGGATCAGGATGGGCATTGCGGCGACGTGCAGTGCGTGGATTAGGTCGGCTTGGCGTTGGTAGTGGGTAATGTTAAGATTTGCAATGTCAAGAAGTGGTGGTTGGGACCGTAACATCCCCAGGCGGTTGGCGTAGATGGGTACTAGGGGGATTTCGGGGAGGGTAAATTCACCGGATTCGTGCAGAATGAAGCTGTTTTGGCCTTGGATGTATAAGTCGTAGCTGCCGGGGTAGATGACGCGCATCTGCTCTACTTGCGTTTCGCCGAAGTCGCCTTGGGGTTGAGTGGTGTATTCGTGGATGCGAACTTGGGTTAGTGGGGATGTTGGTAGTGTGGTTTCTTGGCGCCAGCCCCAGATTTGGGGTGCTTCGACTGGGACGAAGTAGGGGCGGCGTTCCAGTGCGCGTTCTTCGGCGAGGCTGAGGGCGACGCTGGCTGGGGGGTAGTCAACGAGGATTGCGCTGTGGCCGTAGGTCAGGCTGGAGACTAAAATGCGGCGGGCAAATTCATTTAGGTCCGAGCCGAGGCCGTCTACGTTTTCGGAAAAGGTTTTCCAGTAGTCGTCGCCTTCGATGTGGATGGGTTTGCGCAGGATTGCTCCAGCGGCGGTTTCGATTATGCGTTGGGTGTAGGGGGAGAGGACGGAGCGGGCTATGCGGGATTCCCAGGCGTCGTCGGTTTCGCGGGGTTCTTGGGGGAGGTAGCTGGCGGCTTGGCTGCGGATGAAGTCGGAGCCGAGGGTGACGGCGGCCATTGCGTTCCAGCTCGCAGTCATTGCGATTGCGTCGAGGGAACGGGTGAAGGGAGTATCGCTGATGCTTTTGCTGATTGTGCCAACTGCGCCGGTATATGTCATGAGGGGAGTTACATTGCTCCTATTTTGACAGATACTGTTGCCGTGCTTGTGCTGGTTAAAGTGCGTAGGTGGACTCGGATGAAGCGGCTGGGTTGGTTTTGGGCAAAGAATATGTGTGTGCCATCTGCATCGATCGTACTAACATCACCTGCTTTTTTTGATAATACAGTTAGGTGGCCCCAGTTTGTTCCATCGAGGGAACCTTCGTAGTCGAAGACGGCTTGTTTGCCACCGCCAGTTAGGCCGCTAACTGTTACTTGGAAGACCCAGTTGTGGGCTACGGCTTCGAT